AGGCAACAACAACTCAAACATTTACTTTGAAATCTTCTTCAAATGGTGCTGAGACAAAAAAAGCATATTTACCAGTTCCTTATAATATGCAATTTGAACTTAGTATTATGTCTAAACTAAATGACGACGCACTACAAATCATAGAGCAAATTTTACCATATTTTCAACCCGCATATACTATGACGGTAGAACTAATTAATGAAATTAATGAAAAAAGAGATATTCCTATAATCTTAGAAAGCATTGCAATGCAAGATGATTATGAAGGAAACTTTTTATCGAGAAGAGTATTATTATATACATTAAGATTTACTGCAAAAACTTATCTCTTTGGTCCAGTTTCTTCTGCAACAAAAGATATTATCAAAAAAACTACAATTGGTTATATTGCTGGAGATACTACAAATTCTCCAGCAAGAGAAATTGTTTATTCTGCTCAACCAAGAGCAATCAGAAATTATACGGGAAATGTTTTAACAACATTAACCAAAGATGCAAGTACAGAAGATATACTAATTTATGTTAGCGATTCGTCATCTATAGTTTCTAATACATATCTCGATATTGAGGGAGAAGAAGTATATGTAAAACTTGTTTCCGGAAATACTATTACAGTAGAAAGAGGTAGAGATGGAACACCAATCACCTCTCATTTAATTGGAGCAGAAGTAAAGTCTATAACAACTTCTGACAATATGTTAATAGAAGATGGTGATGATTTTGGTTTTAGTGGTTCAAATTTATAACTTTTATAGAAAATGACAAAAAAATTTGATAACTTAAATCAGACTTTTAACACAAGTGCTGAAATTATATCTAAAAAAATAGATACTAATATAGAAAATATAGAGACACCTACTTCTAGTATTTCAGATGATATTAAAAAAGATTATGAATATACTAGGGGAAATTTATATTCACTAATAGAAAAGGGACAAGAAGCTATTAATGGTATTCTTGAATTGGCACAAGAAAGTGAAATGCCTAGAGCATATGAGGTTGCTGGACAACTTATTAAAAGTGTTGCAGATGCCACAGATAAATTAATGGAACTTCAAAAAAAATTAAAAGACGTAGAAGAAAATAAAATAAAAGGACCAACAACAGTCAATAATGCATTGTTTGTTGGATCTACCTCAGAACTAGCAAAATTTTTAAAGCAACAATCCCAAGAAAGTATAGAATAATAAATATAAAAAGGTACTTAATATAGTTCAATGCCTAAGTTGAAATCTCATAAAACAGTTGAGCAAATTGCAAAAAAACATCGTCTTGATGTTTCCTTTATACAAAATCAACTTGATATGGGAGAACCTATTGAGCACGAACACACTAAAGATCATAAATTAGCACGAGATATTGCTCTTCAACATCTTGATGAGATTCCAGATTATTATACTCGTTTGAAAAAAATGGAAGCATCCGCTAAAAAGAATCATAAAAAATTTAAGGATGTAAAAGAAGAAACTAAATCGGGAGATGAAAGTCTTCGTGATTGGTTTAAAAAATCTAGTGGAACAGATCCAAAAACAGGAAGAAAGGTGAAAGGATGGGTTCAACTAGGAGGTCCATTTGCTGGTGCTCCTTGTGCTCGCCAGCCAGGTCAAACTTCTACACCAAAATGCGGAAGTTCTAAAATGGCAGCAAATCTTTCTCCAGAAGAGGAAGAAAAAGCATTTAGAAGAAAGAATAGAAACGATCCAAATCAACCAGAAAAAAAGAACGCATCAAAACCAACTAACGTAAGAACTGAAGAAATGGATTTACAAGAAAAAAAGAAGTCTGGAAAAAAAGATGCGTGCTATAATAAAGTAAAGTCTAGATATGATGTTTGGCCGAGTGCATATGCGTCCGGAGCACTTGTAAAATGCCGTAAAGTTGGTGCTGCAAACTGGGGAACTAAATCGGAGGAAACCATGCACGAAGAAGAAAGATACTGTCCTTTATGCGATAAAAGAGAAACAAGATCTGAATGTTCTTATGGAGAGAAAGCATGGGATAAAGTCTCGGTTAAAGACGAAGAATATTCGATGGCAAGGTCAGAACTCAAAACCATTGAAGATGCAGTAAAAAGACTTAAAGCAAAAGTTGGTAAAGGTGAAGGAGATCTAGAAGCATGGGTTCAATCAAAAATCACTAAAGCAGCAGATTATATTGATACTGCAGCAGATTATATCGCAAGTGGTGAGATGGAAGAGGGAATAAGTTTTGAAGTAAATCCTAAAGATATTAGAAAATCTAAACGTTCTACAAGTATTAGAAATCTTTCTCTGCAAGGTGCAACTGAAGGAGAAAGAGAGGCGGCACAATCAAAAAGAAAAGAACCCAAAATACCTTTAGTAAGACCTGGAGATACTAATATTAGAAACATAAATGCCGAATATGAACCATCCATAGTAGATAAAATTTTATCAGAACTAGGAGAAAATGGTCCATGTTGGAAAGGTTATAAAAGAAAAAAAGGAACTTCTAAATTTGAAAAAGGTTCTTGCGTAAAATTAGAAAATGTTTCTATTGAAGATGCAAATGGAAATACATTTGCGGAAATTATTGATATTATTAAACCTGAACCAATTAAAGGATTTAAGTCTCAAGTAAATGAAGCAATAAGAATGCAAGCACAAACAGGGAATGTAATTGGAGTCACTTTAAATTGGAGAGGAAAATATTATTCTCTTAAAATGTTTTTCCCTCAAGTCAAACTTCCAACACGTAAAGAAATCAATGATGAACTTCAAAAAGTTTATCCAGGATCAATAGTTGTTTATCATTCCGTCTCTGAAATTCAACCAGGACAACCTTTAATCCAGGCATTTGGACCTCAAGGTGGAAGTGCAGCAAAACCTGGTCCTAGTAGAAATTATGTAAAACCAATGGGAGAAGAAGTTGAGGTTGATGAAGACTGGCAAAAAGTAAATCGTCAAGATAGAACTGACGGTTTGAGTCCCGCTGCAGTAAAGGCATATCGTAGAGAAAATCCAGGTTCAAAACTTCAAACTGCAGTGACTGAAAAAAATCCTACAGGTAAGAGATCGGATCGTCGTAAATCATTTTGCCGTCGTATGTCCGGAATGAAGTCTAAACTTACTTCAACAAAAACAGCAAGAGATCCAGACAGTAGAATTAATAAAGCACTTAGACGTTGGAATTGTAATTAATTTTTAGGAGTTTGTTATGGCAAATAATGATGTTTATCTTGGCAATCCGTTATTAAAAAAAGCGAATACCACTCACGAATTTACTGAAGATCAAATTCTTGAAATCTCCAAATGCATGAGTGATCCTGTTTATTTTGCAAAAAATTATGTAAAAATTGTTACTCTTGATCATGGATTACAGCCATTTAAAATGTATCCATTTCAAGAAAAACTTGTAAATAGATTTCATGAGCACAGATTTAATATCTGCAAGATGCCTCGTCAGACGGGAAAATCAACTACTGTAGTATCTTTTCTCTTACATTATGCAGTATTCAATGATAATGTGAATATAGGCATCCTAGCAAACAAAGCAGCGACCGCTAGAGAACTGTTAGATAGATTGCAGACAGCATATGAAAATTTACCAAAGTGGATGCAACAGGGAATTATCTCTTGGAACAAGGGTTCTTTGGAACTTGAAAATGGAAGTAAAATCTTGGCTGCTTCTACTTCTGCTTCTGCAGTTCGTGGTATGTCATTCAACATTTTATTTTTGGATGAATTTGCGTTCGTCCCAAATCATATTGCAGATTCATTCTTTGCTTCAGTTTATCCTACGATTACTTCAGGTAAAAATACAAAAGTAATTATAGTATCAACTCCACACGGTATGAATCATTTCTACCGAATGTGGCACGATGCAGAAAAAGGTAAGAATGAGTATATATTTACAGATGTTCATTGGAGTGAAGTTCCCGGAAGAGATGAGGAATGGAAAAAGCAAACCATATCAAACACTTCGGAACAACAATTTAAAGTTGAGTTTGAATGTGAATTTTTAGGATCTGTAGATACTTTAATTGCTCCATCAAAACTAAGATCTCTTGTTTATGATCATCCCAAGACTCGCAGTGCTGGATTAGATGTTTATGTGGATCCTGAAGATAATCACGATTATCTTATTACGGTAGATGTTGCAAGAGGAGTAGGAAATGATTACTCTGCATTTACTGTCGTTGATATAACTGAATTTCCACACAAAGTAGTTGCAAAGTATAGAAATAACGAAATAAAACCAATGCTTTTTCCAAGTATTATTGATGAAGTTGGAAAAAGTTACAATGATGCATATGTGTTATGTGAAGTTAATGATGTTGGAGATCAAGTAGCAAGCATTCTTCAATATGATTTAGAATATAAAAATTTACTGATGTGCTCAATGAGGGGAAGAGCAGGTCAAATTGTAGGTCAAGGATTTTCTGGAAAGAAAACTCAACTTGGGGTCAAGATGTCAAAGACAGTAAAAAAAGTAGGATGTCTTAATCTCAAAACAATGATTGAAGAGAATAAGTTATTTTTAAATGATTATGAGATTATTGCAGAACTCACCACATTTATCCAAAAACACAATTCTTTTGAAGCAGAAGAGGGATGTAATGATGACCTTGCAATGTGCTTAGTAATCTATGCTTGGTTAGTAGCTCAAGATTATTTCAAAGAACTTACAGATCAAGACGTAAGAAAACGGTTGTATGAAGAGCAAAAAAATCAAATAGAACAAGATATGGCACCATTTGGTTTTGTATCTGATGGATTAGATAGTAGTAGTTTTGTAGATAATGATGGAGATAGATGGTTTGTTGACGAATATGGAGATAGGTCATATATGTGGGAATATATGTGATGGACATAAACACTCAGATAAAATTTGGACATTTACTCCTCACAGATAGAAAATGTAGAGTATGTGGGGAGATAAAAAATTTGATAGATGGATTTTATAGAACAAGAAAAGATAGAGGTCCAGTGGCGTCATCATATTCATATGAATGCAAAAATTGCACAATAAAAAGAATAGTTTCAAATAAAATAGTATTAAACGTTATAGGTAAGTGGGAATATCCAGATTGGTAAATATTCACGTCAAGTTTCCCCTGCGTAAAGTATTTTTTTAATAAATATTTTTTAGATAAACTGAGATTTTACGGAGAAAAAAATGGCGACTCCTCAATTATCTCCAGGCGTACTCGTCAGAGAGGTTGACTTAACTGTAGGAAGAGCTGATAATGTTTTAGATAATATTGGAGCAATTGCAGGTCCATTTCCAATTGGTCCTGTTAATTATCCAATTGATATTACAACTGAGCAAGATTTAATCAATACTTTCGGAAAACCAATTTCGACTGATGCGCAATATGAGTATTGGATGAGTGCATCTTCCTATCTCTCCTATGGTGGTGTTCTTAAAGTTGTTAGAACTGGTGGAGCAACCCTCAACAACGCAAATGCCGGTGTTGGTGCTGCATCAACCACATCTTTAGATATTGACAATTACGATGATTATATTAATAATCATTCGGAAGGAAATAATTTTACATTTGCTGCGAAGAACCCAGGTTCTTGGGCAAATGGTCTTAAAGTCTGTGTTATTGATGATTTAGCAGATCAAACTATTGGTATTACAACAACCAATGTTGGTGCTCTTGGAGCACAAATT